GGATTAACGAACTTCAGACCGTCAAAATCAGGTCAGTTGGAGAGGCTTATAAATGGTCACCAATTGGAGATCCTATATTTAAGGGCATGGGGGAAATAACCCTTAAGGCCCCAGCCATAAAGGCATCGGCAAAAGAGAGTATAATTTGGACTAAGAATGTGGGCACCTTCCCCGAAAAGAACATAATAAATGGCCATGCTCAACTTACCGGAAATGACATTATGCTCAAACAGTTAAACAGTACCAAATATAACTTTGTTTATGAGGCCGACATTGATGGAGTAAAAGCAAGATATTGGGAAGTTGGCTCGATGGACTACGAAGGGGGCGGGATAAACTTTGCCAATGATGGCCGACTTGAATTTATTACGCAGGGTAGCCCGGAAGAGCAGGCATCTAAAATACTAGATGCCATGAGCAGGCTGGGTATTAATTCAGAAAGGGCAACGGCAGCAGACATTGAAGAGCTTTATTTAAGGCAGATATTCTATGTTCGCAAAGAACGGGACTATGAAGCGATCATGGCCGGGGCAAGTAACATAATCGACCCAGCCAAGAGGGTTGAATATTTGCAGACAACTCTAAGTAATAAGTTAAGTATTACCAGGGATGAACTTGTGGGCCTTCAGAACTATAACCCGGTTGGTGAATATCAAGCATTTGGACATGGCAATGCATTTTCCAAGAGGCCCGACCTGTACGGCAAGGAATGGGATGCCTTTGAAGAGAAATACATTCTTACACACCAGCTTTATCAAGAGCCGCTAGAGGCCTTTGAGCGCATTCTAAATAACGGCGGGCAGATGGCCCCAAGTACCGACAAATTAAGGCGGGGCTTTTCCTGGGGTGGCATGTCACCAGTTTCAGATATGAGTTCTGGTGGAGCAAGTTTTGCCTTTGCCCGCATTGCAACCAAGACACAGGCGGCTAATGAGGTGGGAATATTTTGGACGCCAAAGGCACTTAAGCGTATGGATGCAATCAGCTATCAAAATGATAAGTATGGCAGATGCACGAGGCAGACGGTATGGAACGAGAGAAAGTCAACCGTTGACGCATTCAAAGATTGTGCTAAAAACTGGACTATGGGCGATGGCAATGAAACAGTCTTCAAAAATTCATTATCCATTTTTGATGATCTGGATCATATAGGGGTTTATGATAACCAGTTAGATAGCATGATTGCTTTATTTAAGAAGCATTTGGGCTCTGACAGGTTCCCCGATGGCAGACTAATAACCGATGTAATTGTAAGGGTTGGAGGATAATCATGGATCTATATGAATATGCAAAGGAAAACTGGCTTTACATTGATACGCTGGATGGTGGCAGGCGCAACATTGCCGAGATATTCCCAACCGGCACGGGCATCGTATTCTTTGATGTCTGGTGGTATGGCTCAGACGGGCACCCCGTACACAGGGTTAATGGCAAAGTCACCAAGTCAAGCATTGATGAAGGTAGCTGGATCATAGACCCCGGCGGCAAGGATACAGTCAGCATTATCTATACCCTGACTAAAGATGACAATGGACTTTGGGAAGAGCGGCAGGCCTGGGAAGAATATAAAAAAACTGCTAAGGGCAAGAACGCCACAACCGAGCGGTCTAAGATGTACCTGAGTTAAGCTAGTGTCCCTAAAAACGGTATATATAGACGAACAATATTTTTTATGAGTGGAACACTAAGTAAGTAGTTAGTTATTAACCGCAGTTAGCGGATAAAAAGGAAGGGGTTACATTATGCCGTGGAAAACGGATGCAAACGGAATCATAGAAGTCCAAGACGGAAATCCAGTTTGGGTTTACGAGGACAAAAAGGAAGCCGGGTTCAATGCCGACTCTGCTCTTAAGAAGATTGGTGAACTTAAGGAAGAGTGCAAGACGAACAGGCTTAAGGCAGCCGATTCAGGCAAAGTAGTTGTTACTCTCACAGAAGCGGGCGTGGACGTTGAAAAGCTGCCTGAGTATTTGGCAAGTGCCGCTACAGCCATTGAGACAGTTAAGAATCTCAAAGATGGCGATTTAGTCAAGGCCAATGAGGTGGAGGCGCTTAAAGCCAAGGTGCTTGAACAGGCAACCGCAACTTTAACCAACACCAAGAACTCGTATGAAAAGAAGTTGGCAGAAAAGGATGCTGCACTGGCTGGCAAAGAGGCTTCAATTAACAGGCTTCTCATTAAGGGCGCTTTTGATGGCTCTGATTACATCCGTGAGAAGACGGGGCTCTTCCCTGACATTGCCTATGAATACTTTGGCAAGCGGTTTGTTATTGAAGAAGTCAGTGGCGATTTAAAAGCATTTGCCATGGATAAGAACGGCGAGAAGCTTTTAAGCATTAAAAATGCTGGGGATTATGCAGAGCCCGAAGAGGCCATTGAAATGCTCATTGCTGAGCACCCGCAGAGAGACAAGATGCTTTTGAGGGATCTTTCCGGCAGTGGCGCACCCATTCTTAAAAATAATGAAGGAAAGGCGCTGGTCAACCCCTGGAAGAAAGAAACCAGGAATTTGACTAAGCAGATGGAAGTTTCAAAAGAAAACCCTGCACTGGCCGCCAAATATAAGGCTGAGGCTGGCGTAAAGGTATAACCACTTAAAAAGGAGATTTACAAATGGCTACTGATCCTACTCGGATTGCTGACATCATCAAACCCGATGTTTTTAACGCCTATCTGATTGAGCGCACGGCTGAGAAGTCTGCACTAGTTCAGTCGGGCATTGTTGTTCCTGACTCTGATCTTGATAAACTCGCTTCTAGCGGTGGCACCATAATTCAGATGCCGTTTTTCAAGGATCTGAATAACGCCGCAGATGACGAAGTGCTTTCCGAGTCTGTAGCCCTTGACCCTGACAAGATCACTACGGACAGGGACTATGCCCGCCTGCTCATGAGGGGTAAGGCTTTTGGCGTGGGTGATCTTGCTGCTGCCCTTTCCGGTGATGACCCTATGGGCGCAATCGCAGACCTGATTGCGGATTACTGGAATCGCATGGAGCAGAAGGTATTGATTGCCACGCTCAAGGGCATCTTCCTTGACAACGTGGGCAACGATTCAAGCGACCTTTCACTTGACCTTTCCGGCGAAGTTACCACCACCGATGCGGCCAAGCTTATCAGTGCTGAGGCTATCGTTGACGCAGTGTTCAAGCTGGGTGATGCTTTTGAGAAGATCACTGCTATTGGCATGCACAGCGTCCCTTATGCCCGCCTTGTCAAGCTGAACCTGATTGACACCGTAAAGGATTCGGAAGGCGTTGTGCTTTACACCGAATACCTGGGCAAGAGGATCATAATTGATGACACCATGCCGTGTGTTGCCGGTAATACCAGTGGTTACAAGTACACCACATATCTGTTTGGCCAGGGGGCCATTGGGCGTGGTGAGGGTAATCCCAAGGTGCCGGTTGAGACAGACCGTGATTCACTCCTGGGTGAGTCCTACCTGATCCACCGTAGGCATTTCTTGCTGCATCCCCGTGGCATCAAATGGGTTGAGACAACCTGCACGGGCGCTTCTCCGAGCAACATAGAGCTTGCCCTGGCAGTAAACTGGAACCGGGTGTACGAGAAGAAAAACATCCGAATCGTTCAGCTTATCACCAACGGCTAAGTAATAAATTAGTCATTAGCGGGCAGGGGCAAACCCCCTGCCCATAACTTCAAAAAGAGGAAAAACGAAATGCCCAAACTTAAGAACCCCAAAAGCCATTCTCTTGGCGCACTGCTCACTGCCATTGGTAAGGCTATGGGCGGGGATATTGTTGCTTCCGTAGGCCCCGCTACGTGCGGCAAGGTGGCCACTTCAGCGGCATGGTCAAGGAAGGTAAAGATAGAGATTAAAACGGCGGCTGGCGAGATCCACACTTGGCTGAATAAGACGTTCTCCACGGCCCTTACCATTGCGGATAATGCAAGCGGGACTGCGGCCATTGCCAGCCAGGATCTTGTGATTACCAACGGCGTGGGTGAGGTTACTATTACCGGCACCGGTGCGTTTGCCGGGGCTAACACTGACACCCTGACCCTTGGTACTCTTACTATCCTGGGCGTGTCGGTAACAGGCGGCACCAGTGTTGAGACATTCACGGCGGCCCCGACCACAACCACGACCACTACGGCAGGGTAAAGGATCATAACATTCACTTATAATCTGGGGGCCATGAGCCCCCATTTTCGAAAGGACGGTCTTACTTATGGGGTTATCAGCATTTAACAGACAGAGAGAGAGAAAGGCGGCTCAGGAAGCTCTTGAATTGAGCATGCCCAAGATAGAGCCCAAGGCAGATACCGAGAAGCCCAAGCGCACCAGAGGGCAGGGTAAAAAAACGGCTCCTACTGATGCAGTTATTGACGCCAATATTCAGAAGGCAGGAATGGCGGGCATTAGCGAAGATCAGAATGACCCCATTGGTGCCGCAGTAGCAGACGCCCTTAAAGGCTCTGATTTGCCCAAGGACAGCAAGCTCGATGAAAGCAACACAACGGGCACTCTTGATATACCCATTGCCACAGGCGGCATTATAAAGGCAGTGGCAGGCGAAGGAACAGTGCTTGGCAAAGTAGTTGAATAAGAGGGCGGCATGGCAATAGTCTTAACACAGGCAATTGATTCTCAAGGCGAGTGGAGCGCATGCACTCTTGACGGCGCTATAGCTGGGCCTTCTGGTCTAACGCTTGGCCCTGGCCTTTATATCGGCACGGCCATTATAGATTGGGATCTAGCCAGCGTCACAGACCTTGTGGATTTGATCGTCCTTTCATGGGTTGCTCAAGAGCCTACTAATTCCAGCATTACAGTTGAGTATAATATCTCAGTAGACGGCAGCAACACTTGGAGTGGTTGGCAGGGCGCTATGTCCGGTTCTGACATTGAGCTTATAAGCTCAATTACCGACCCCGCATTACTTCAGGTGCAAACAAGATTTATTCTTACAACCTTTGATCTTGGGGCACTTCCTATTATTGAGTCATGCACCCTGGCAGTTGATAGTTTGAGTCCGGCCCCGACTACCACAACCACTACGACCACGGCGGCCCCGACAACCAGCACCACAACGACTACCACGGCGGCCCCTACGACCACCACAACCACCACGGCGGGCTATACATCGGTGCTCGACTCAAGGGAAGATGGCGAAGACCTGGGTGATGCAAACAGCCTTGTGGATTTGACGTATGCAGACTCCTATTTTTTAATGCGGGGAAATGCTGCATGGGCGGCACTTACAACCGTCTTGAAAGATGGTGCTATGGTCAGGGCCTATGACTACCTCATGGTCTTGGATTGGAAGGCAGGCACCTTTGATGAAGAGACACCTGATGCGCTCTGTAAGGCTCAGTGTGAGGCGGCAGTAAGGGAAGCGGCACAACCGGGTTGCCTACAGGCAGACTTAACTAAAGAGGACTACCTGACGAGCGACACCGTAGGGCCAATTTCAAACACATATCGTGAACATAAGGCGGGCGGCAATTTTCCCATTATAAATAGGCTCATTGCGCCTTATCTTGCAGGCGGCAGCAGCAGCACGGTTAGCCTTGAGATCATAAGGTCATAAGGAGGTTATGTGAGTGGCAGATTATACGGCAACAAAAAAATCCTCTCAAGCTTCAATAAGGGCCAAGGGCCTTGCCATACAGATCCAACGGATAATTAATGGCACGATTGATGACATCACAGGCAAAGTCCCGCAGACTACGGCTACTTATGATGGTTATGGCGTGGTTGTTAAGAGTTCGATCACGTATCCGCCAAACAGCATTGTTAAGGTAGGGGATAAGCAGACCATCGTGCCAGCTTACGGGCTTGAGTGCGTTCCGCAGGCAGGGGATAAATTAATTATGGGCGGCCTGAGTGAATTAATTGTATTGATTGACCCCGTTGCCCCTTCTGGTGATCCAATAATTTTTAACGTGTATTCAAGGAAATAGGAAGATGGCGGCAGAAGGGTCATTCAGTTTAAGTGTTAAGAAATTCGTTGAAAAAACGAAACTGAAGCCGAGCCTTGTTATTAAGAAGGTTTCCTTTGATATGTTGGCTGACCTTATTTTAATGTCACCAGTGCTGACCGGAAGATTCAAGGGCAATTGGCACATAGCTCTTGGCAATCCTGATAGCTGGACTACGGAGAAGACGGATAAAGACGGTAGGGCTACTCTTAGTGAAGGTGGGGTGGCCCTTGAGAAAGCTGCAATTATTGACGATGTGTATATCCTCAATAACCTCAAATACGCCATACCTCTTGAGTATGGGCATTCTCAGCAGGCACCTAATGGTATGGTGAGAATCACAAAGGCAAGATTTAAAGAATACCTAGATCATGCCATTGAGAGCATAAAATAATGATTAACGACCTCATACAATCTTCATTTAA